CCTTAGGGTTATTGCTCGGTACCACGCGTCCTGGCCAGACCTGAAAACCGCTACGTACCACACTCTTTTTTCCAACGAAGAAGCGCGTATTAGCCAACGTGCCATTGTCGACCTGTTGCCTGTGGAGTGTACCGATCTCTTGCTGGAGGTAGTAGAGACGAGGAGCGATACCCATCCCCTTCAACTTACCCTCCCTCATGATGAACTGAGCCTTCTTCAAGAAGCGCGCACCATAGGGGTTGAAGACTGCCCTGATAATCTTGCGAGACGGGCGGTGAAACGTGATGACCATGGGGATCGGCACACGTGGCTCACCCCACCGCCAATCTAACTGAATCTCGTAAAGCGTGTTGGTCTTCTTCCTATCGAAGCTCCTTGACTGCATCCCCTCCCGCATACCCATATTCTCTGGCGTGCGAGGGTCGTCATCTTTACTCTTGATCACATCATCGACGAAACCGTAGATCCCGTCTTCCTTCCTCATCCACATTTGATTGTCGGTGAGGCGGATGATATGAGCTACCCACTCCGCTTGCGTCTCATCCTCCATACCCGCTTGCACAACGACGTCGCGGTTGAGAATGTGATAGACATTCGGACGGCGGATCAGACGTGGAGAGTAGATTGGTACGCCAAACTCGTTGATGCGGTACTCCCCCTTCGTAAACACTTCCCAACAGACCTTGTACCACGACCAGCCGTACTTGGACAACTCGATGAAGTTACTTCGACACGCTTTGTAGAGGTCGAACTCGTTCTTACGTGACCAGTCCATCTGAGACTCGAGGGGCTTGGCGACGAGATCCATTTCCTTGCTTAACGCCTTCATCGTCCAGAATGGATCTGGCGCGAAGATCGTGTTCATCATTCTCGCGACGATGCTATCTACCGCGTTGGAAATGACGGGAATCTCGATGTTTGCCGCACCCGGCCAAGGGAACGTTCTTTTCTTCGTTTTCGGTTCAGCGAGATAGGCGTTATCCCACTCGCTCATGCTATTGAGGAGATCCTCGTGGTCGTAGAGTGCCTCCTCAATCTCACGATCAAGGTAGGTAGTGAGCTCAGCGAGCTCGGCTTCAGTAAACGGGACTGTTTGTCCTGGGTGCATAGTTCCTACCGCGTTAATAGATAAACGCGTATTCCCACTCGTAGTATTCCCCAGCAGTAAGTGGGGTTACCGTTGTGAGAAGGGTTATAAAAGCAGGGAGGAGGTCAACTAAAGTAGCAAGAACTGGTAGTGCTCTTGTATTAGCTGACACCGGGGTTACCACTAAACTCTTGACTGGACGTGGGCTGGCAACGAGTAGCTGAACACCCCACACCAAACCAAGGATAGCTCCAGAACCAGCAACGACTCCTACTGTTGCTACATCTATACTACCAGTCAAGTACGCTGCACCAGGAGTTATGACCCCCGTGCCTGTTCCTGTAATGATAGTATAGTGTACACCAAGAACTACCTGCGGGTAAAGGGAGAGGACTCTAGTCTCAACCCCACTACTCTCTTCACTACTAGGGACTGGCTGCTTCGCCCGTCTTCTGTTCTCATTTGGTCTCTTCAGTATGGCGAGATTGTCGCTGGCCGTTCGCTCATCATTACACAACCTATCGACGAGCCGGCCCGTGCGGTAATGCCTCATGAGCTCGGACTCAGGAAAGTCCAACCCACAGATATTACACTGACTAACCGGCTCGTAGATAGGGAACGTCATGTCGGGGCGAGGTCAGCAGGGATCAGTAGCGCATCGCTCCGCCCTTACCCTTGACCTTCTTCCCCTTCTTCGCTTTCTTCTTTGACATAACTGCCTCCTTTCTATCAGCGTCGAGGTCATCCTCGTACGCGAATCTTGCGTTCATGGAGCTCACGCTGGAGTCTCTTCTTTTGCTCCACCGTCAATGGGCTGCCGCTTGAAAGCAAGTAACGAACCTGCTTCTTCGTCTTCGTGTGCATCGCTTGCTTTACCGCTCGACTACTCATCTGTACGCCCTCGCCAACATCGCTAACACGATGATGAGTGCGGCAGCGACGATAAAGTCGGCGATCACGTCAATACCCTTTTGCTGCTTTCTTCTTTCCCCCGCTGCCACGAGCGCGCATCCCCTCACTCGGCTGGTACTGCTTCCTTGCCTTTACCGCGAGGCCATTACTGATGTTCTCTTCCCCACGGTAAGGTTTCCCTTTCCCTTTCATCTTTGACGCGACCGTCGCCATGTTGTTCTCCTTCTCAACCGAATCGGGCTCGATCTGCTGGTATACCAACGCCCATGAGCATCTGGCTTGCCATCTCGGGGGTGAGGAACTGAGTCATCCCACTCGCGAGAGCCATGCGGTTGATCCCTTCCGTCTCCTCAGCGAGTCAACGCCACCGCCGGGTCCTCGCTTACCTCCCCCTTGCATGATCTGGCCCAACATCGCACGTGTGTTGGGGCTCATCTTCCCGTCTGCAGCCATGAGGCCGGCGTACTTGCTACCGAGGTTACTAAGCTCCTTCATCACAGCTGGGTCCTTCATGACATTGCGGAAGGCTTCCATGAAGCCACTACCGCCCCCTGATGTACTACCTACTCCACCTGGAACAGCACCGCCACCCTCGAAGGCCATGCTAGTGTTAGATGCACCAGCGTCAGCAGAAAACGGCACCGTTGCTTGTCCTGCACTTGGATCGACCCCCGCGGTAGTTCCCATACTCATAGCTGTTCTCCGTTAGTAGCCTGTGTATTCGTTTGCACCGCGCATGGCTTCCATCGCGATGTTGGCCTCTTGGTCGACGTAATTCTCTTGCTCCTTAGGATCGCCGTCGAGTGTGTCAAACTCCCACTGCTCATCCCCATATGCCGTCGCGTCGAGCAGGTCACAGACCTGGCCATTGGGGAAAGCACGGAACTCGTTGAGCCATTCCTCATGCACCTCGGCGTTGACCCAGTACTTATTTCGCTTCAGTACTGGAGCCAACTTGCCGTAGATCCGGTTCTCCTTACGCACACCAGTATCTGGCTTGAACTCAACGATATTAAGCCATCGGCGACGACGTTCTGCCTCCGCTTCGATAACTGGCTTAAGTATCCGTTGATAAGCAACTGCCTCAACACCGATGCTGACTGGATTGTACAGCTCGTCGAATTCGAACAGCTTGTTGATCATCTTGAACGGATCACACCGCTCAGCCCATGCTTCAAGTAAGAAGACACGGCCGCTTTCATGGACACCATCAACGATGACTGCCGTACGCGCGGCACCTCGCTTCTCACTGATGGCTGGATCTACACGGACGTAACACGTCAAGTCTTTCGGGTCTATCCGAGCAGTCCCATCACCAGAGCGTGGCGCAATCTTACCAGAGTCCCAAACCCACCAGCCGAGGTCCTTTTCCGCAAAGCCACCTGACTCAGGGTCGTTTGGTTTGCACTCGTATTGGCAAGAGAATTTAAACGGCCCAACTTTACGACGAAGCCGCTCGAGAGCATCACGTGAGAAGCGCTCTTTCCAAACAGGCTCCCCGTAAGAATCGTAGCAACTTCGGAAGAAGAGGTCGATGTCCTTCTCGTGCTCCCGAATCCACTGGTCAAGGTCGTAAATACCCCACGGGGTACCGAAGTTATGAATCTCCCCTGTTACGGGGTGATCAAGAAGAGACTCGGCGTATTGGTAAAAGTCGATTGTCTTCCTCATCACCTCTGCTGACTCGCTGGCGTCCTTACCAACAAGGTCGTCGAGCTTGATTAGGTTGTAGTGGCGAGAGACGACAGCACCACCAACTCCGATCGACTCGACGGTGGATTCATTGTAGTCATCAACGCGAGGGACAACCATCTCCGTTTCAGACCACTTAGTCTTCTTACTCTCATCCCACCAAATCACCTCAGGGAAGAGCCAGCGGAATACCTGATTCCTATCCCAAATCGCTTCAAGCCGACGGAGGAAGTGGCTCGAGTTAGTCGCTGTCTCATTACCGAGCAAGATGCGGATGTTAGGATTCTTTGCAATCCTACGGCATGAATCGGTAATGGTCCAGATGCTCGTCTTCAGATGATCTCGTGGTACAACCCCATGCTTATGAGTGCA